GATCGTCGTCGGCTACAGCATTATCATGTGGTTGCGCAGAAGTAATACTGGACGGACCATAATTAAAGAATGACATTATATATGCCCAAAACGGCGAGAGAACATCATTTGTTTCTTGTGCACCTTTTGCTAAATAATTGAAAATATTGAAACCTAGATATGCCAATAATAGAATTATGAATATCCATACCCACCACGAAGAAAACATGCCTTCGCCGCTGGTGGCATCGGAATCTACGCTTGGGGTATTTGTTAGTAATTCGGGAAATGAATCATTGTTCGGTGAAGGCAACATTATAAATAAAAGATATATATTAAAATTTGATTATATATGTATTTTGATTATCTGGCTTTATTTGAAGGTGAACAAGTAAAGGAATTGGTTTAAATCTGCTAAAATCTCATCGCGAATATTCAATAAATCACTATTCGTCATTCCTCCCGCTCCAAGCGCCTTGTTATTGCTCAAATTGACTAAATAACTCTTGTATGACTCAATTTCTCTCTTGAACTCTTGCGGGCTATTCATATCTTTGATTGGTATATTCTTTGTCCGCATTTTGATGCGGTTTTGTGCTTTGCCAAGTAGAACCTCGACGAACTTATCAATGTTACCGCCTAAACTGGCATACAATTCATCCGTCGCCTTGTGTGTTGCATAGCTATATGTTTTCCAATGATACAATTTAATCGTGTTTAGCATTTCTAAAAATTTACACACAACGTCGCTCTCAAACGCAGCTAATGAAGAGGCAGATGCACCCTTTCCGCCACGAGCGCGCGTGCGTGTTCCACGTTGGTTAGAACGTTTTCTCATTGTGCCGTGTTTCATATTATATATTATACGAACAAAATATAAAATCTAAAACTATAGCCGTGGAATAAATGTCTCTGCAAATCCGTTCATTTTATCCAATTTTTCAATCGTCTTTTCTAGATTGCTTTGATTTACATTATGAAACAAGTAATCCGTCGGAGGGCGATGCTCGTTCTTTTTAATTTGCTTATAAACTAAATGTACCTTGTTTACCACAAGCGAAATCTTCTCTTTTGTAGTATCCTTAATCAACTCATTCCCCATTTTGGGATTTTCAACCAGCAACGAAATAATAAAATACATGATAAACTTGCGCTTTTTATAAGTGCTTGCTGAAAATTTCAATGTAAACAAGGACATTAGGCTGTTAATTATTTTCTTAATCAGCTGATTTTTTCTATTTTCGGCCTCTTTCATAAAAATGTCCCAAACGAGCCAAACGATGTCTACTTGATCTTTGCTTTCAACTGGCGCCCAATTTCTACGTTCACAAATGCATTTTTCGCGCTTGCTTTTGCAGACATTTTTAAATTCCATTATCCATTCCATCCAATAGCATGCATGAATCGTATTTCGCCCCTCTTTAGATAAATTGTATGACAATTCATTGACCGCAATATATAATTCTTTCGGATCTTCAGGCTGAAATACGTTCTGCGCATATAAAACATTTGGCGCCTTTAGCTTGTCCGTGAGATGCGTCATATCAAAATCCTCGGGATTTATTTTTATTTCTTCAAATGAATGTTTTCTCTCTACTTCACACAATATACAAATGACTTCGCACATTAATTTTCTCAGTTTGTCATTATTTCTCATGTTCATCTCCTTGCCATTATAGCCTCCAGAAACTATCTCTTTAAAATTGTTTATTCGCATTTCCAAGTAGATGGCCAATTTTGGACTTCCTAGATGAACATGTTTGCTATAAAAAAAAAATATGATTTCCCATAGGTCTGCAAAATGACCCGCGCATATTAATTCCGCACTCCAATAACAAGAAGGCTCCAATTTTGAATTGGTTAAACTATTTAGTAATTCTTTTCTTACTTCTGATTTTTTAAATTCTGAAAATGTAATGCCTTTAAAATCTCTCTGTTCACGTGTATCATTTATTTCAGAATCCGTATTCATTAAATATAATTTATACAAAAAAAATATGCTTATAACATATATGACAGAACATTCTATAGCATCCATCTTTAATGATTTATCTGGGTGGGCAATTATTTTAATATTAGTATTGATATTGTTGTTTGTAGTAACTGCATTTAACATGATAACAAATAGAAATAAATCCTCCAACAACATAGAAGGGTTTATACAAAAGGATGTATTTATGTTGAAGGAAGGTCCTGATATTTACGATGATTTTTATGCAAGCGTCTATGACCAGCTAGTATTCAATCAAGCAAAGGATAATTATGAAATTGGCGAAATCATTAATGCAACCAAACCGACGAGTGAAAGTATTGTGTTGGATATTGGCAGCGGAACTGGTCATCACGTCGCGCTACTTGAAGCTCAGGGTATAAAGACGACTGGGGTTGATTCTTCTCCTGCCATGGTTAAAAAGGCAGAAGAAAATTATCCCCAATATAAATTTGTTGAAGGGAGTGTGATGGACCCCTCTTTGTTTATGCCTGGTTCATACACTCATATTGTTTGTTTATACTTTAGCATATATTATTTCAAAGACAAGATGGCCTTTTTTAATAATACCATGAAATGGCTCATGCCAGGAGGATTTTTAGTCGTGCATATGGTGGATAGAGAGATGTTTGACCCGATTCTTCCGCCGGCAAACCCGCTGTTTTTAGTATCGCCACAAAAATATGCAAAGGAACGCATTACTCAATCCAAGGTTATGTTTAATAACATGGAGTATGTAGCCAATTTCAATTTGGACGCAGATAAAAATGTCGCCACATTTTCGGAAAAATTCAAGGAAAAGGACAGCGACAAGACCCGCAAGAACCAACACAAATTTTACATGGAACCGCACAAGGCAATCATAGTAATGGCGCAAGAAGCCGGATTTCTTCTGCAAGGAAAAATTGATTTATTGAAAGTTGGTTATGAGTACCAATATCTCTATATATTTGTAAAGCCACAATAGAATATCTATCGTTATACTACTATTTTATAAATATATACATACAATACATATATTGTCATGGTCATGGACAAGAGCGAATCGCATAAAAAAGAGAACCGGTGTGCAGAAATAGCGTCGCCTTGCAATAAAACACAAGCAATTCTTGAATGCAAAGCCATTATCGAGTGCGAAGCCACGTGCAGAGAAATATTAAAATGCATACATGAGCCGGTCACCAAACCGAAAGTCAAAAAAGAGCGAGAATTATTAGAAGGCATGACCGAATATTGCATTTTTTGGAATTAAATATTGCACTCTTTTTCTCTCTACAACACAGAATCATATTTGAATTCCACCATTGAATTTACCTTCTTAGAGAGAAAAGGGGACACGAATGTATACATCAATTTAATATGCCAAGTCGGATTTTTCACGATAATTTTTTGCAGATTGTTAGAATATTTTGAGGTAATAAGCTTTGCAATTCCAATACCTGTGCGTACTTCCAGTGCGTGTTTCATTCCAAATCCATCGCTATCAAAAATCCATGTCCATGGCTTGTCGCCATTATGCTTCAACATGTTGTCATAATGAGCAAGAATGCCTTCCGTGTCGGTATATTTGGTTGCGTCTGCGGGTTTGGTATAAAATATAGAAACACCGCCTAGTTCACATAGTTTGGAAAAGGAGTGGCTAGTCGAATCTTCGTGGCATGTTTTACAAATGTGTTCCATATGTATTGTATGAATATGGAACACATTTAAAATACTAATTTTAATCTAAATATATATTTATATAATCATGTATTACATGCATGAATACATACATGAATACATACACGAATATTACACATACATCATATTAGGGGTACTATTATTAGTATTACTAGTTTATATATACATTCGTCTCTCTTATGGCTTTTGGTATCACCAGCCAGTATTTCACGTATATGATTTTTATTATTATATATTTCCATGTGGGATTATAAACAAGGAGCTTCCAGAAAAAAACCGATATACCAATCTAACAAATATTGAGACCTTGTTTTTTAATCATGTTGACGGGACACCAAAGTTTACACAATTTGTCAATTTTATTCAGGTGCATTTTTTACGTAATGGCGACAACGTTTATTTACCCAAGAAAGAGAATATTATTCCCTATTTTCACGGCCATAATCATCCGTCATTCTTTACTTTTTACAATGAAAAACAGCTAATTCAAGATGTGAAAACAAATGAATTGATTCCAAATGATAAAATTATTGGCGTTATAACAGCAAGACCGCTGCATATAAGAATTCTAAATGGCAGCAAAGAAGCACTATTTTACGCCTATTATGTGGATTATTTGTGCATAGATAAAGCGCACAGAAAAAAAGGCACTGCGCCACAAGTAATCCAAACGCACTACTATAACCAACGACATATGAACAAACAACTACACGTCGATCTGTTCAAGAGAGAAGGCGACTTGACAGGAATCGTCCCGTTGTGTGTTTATTCTACTTATGGATTTTTTATTGGTAATTGGACGAAACCCGGGACGTTGGAACCAGGATATTCTCTCGTAGAATGCACTAAACAAAACATTCGGTTCCTTTTGGATTTCCTAAAAGCAAATATGAGACGATATTTTGATATAAGCATAACTCCCGAGCTTTCCAATATTTTAGAGTTGATAAAAACCGAAAATTATTATATTTATTTCTTGATGGATAGCACTCACGAAGATGGGGGCAATCATATTGAGATGGCCTATGTTTTCAAGAAAACGTGTGTAACGATTGACGGACATGAATGCATTAGTTGCATTGCTAGTATATGCGCATCAGATGACACATCGCGCTTCATACAAGGGTTTGGATTGGCACTTCACGCTATAAAACCTAAATACGAGTATTTACTTGTAGAAGAAATCTCTCACAATAAGAAGCTCATTGACGAGATAAAAAAGTCGGCGCCCCCCAATTTCACGTCATCTACCGCGTATTTTTTCTATAATTTTGCGTATAGTGTTTTTAAGCCTGAAAGGGTGTTTATTCTAGGTACATAACCCATATTTTTACTGCATATTGCAGTTGCATGTTGCATATTATTATTCGTAGTATGCGACATGTTTATTAGCGTTTGTATTTGCCGATTCTAGAAAAGGAATCGGCCATGAAAATGATGAATATTCCTAAAAAGGAATACAAAATAACTTCTTCGGTTACGGAACCGGTTCGTTCATCTTGGTTCTCTTCAAGCAAGTGTATCATGTAATTTATTTTCTCAATCAGTACGTTGTTATCAGGTGCACCTCCTCCATAGGATGGTGCGGGATATTGATTATAATACGTCCGATTTACCCTCTCATTCTCGGCTTGTTGTTTTGGATAATTTGGAACAAACTTCTTATAGTATTCTTCGTTGGTAATTTTACTTCCATAATTTGTACTAAAGTTATTCAAGTCTAATCTCTCGTCGTTGTATTCTTCTGCTGGCGCCGGCGGTCTACCTAAAGTTTGCATCGATTCCGTATTTAGTGTAGGTTGAATTGGGCTGGGTTTGGCATCAGTCGTCCGTTGAACACCAGATGAAATTGGAGGACTTGGCGGATTAAAATCTCCTAGACCACTTGAATCATCAGACACTTCAGATGAATTGTTGTTATGAATCGATTGTAAAACATTGTTTATTTTATCCGTATCTATTAATTGATTCGGAAACCTTTTTTGTGTTCTGTTATGTGATGTAGTTCTTTTATTATTAATGGCGGAATTTGAATTATTATTGTCATTATCACTATAAGGAGCCGCGCTCATTGCTAAAGACATTCTTCTTATTAAAAATTAAGATAATAAATTATCAAATCCTGCTGAAATAAAATCGGCAGTATAAATATAGGTATGAAGCAAAACTATTCTATTTTTGTATCCATTGCTTTAGTTGCGGCCACCATGTTTTTTTGTGGCAAAAATGTCGACTTTTTATTATATACGTTATTGGGTAGAAGTATTTTAGTTTTATCAATCATAGGTCTTACCATATTTAACAAATACGTAGGCATCCTTGCTACCATAATTGTTACTACATTGTATAATATTAGCGATTATAAGGAAGGCTTTACTGGTGAAAATGGGGATGAAACTGAAAACGAACTTGGCAGTCCCGAACCATCGCTCAATGCACCATATGGTGCAGGAACATCTAGCAGTCCTGCCGAAATTGCACAAGAAGCAGAAGAAGATGATGATGATGAAGTTAAAGCTGAAAATGAAGCAGAACTTACTACACCAGGCCAAGGTCCACTAGATCAATCTAATACACTTATATGATAGAGCAAATCTTTGCTGAATACGGGATACAATATTTTCGCGTTTGTAATAAAATATTGTATCTATATAAGAAACATGAATAGTAAGAACAAGTATATAATGTCCGCGCTTATATTTATGATATTGGTAATAGCTTATTTTAGTGTGTTTTCGGTTAAAGAAGACTTTACGCCTAATATACGTGGCATGTATAATCCAAAAAAGCGGCAGATTCGCTTGTATGCAGATAAACTAAAAAAACAAGCGACGGAATATGTTGATATTCTCCACAAAACATTTAGTTGGGCATAATAATAATCTTCGTGTATAATAATAATAAATCTCAATGGGAAAGAAACAACAAAATGTATCTGCACCTTCGCCTCCCCCAAACAATGCATCGCCACCTATTGTTGGGGGTGAACCAGCGATGTCATCCGGTATATTGTCATATTTACATGACCATGTTATGTATTTAAACCAAAGTAAGTTCTTCGCTGGAGTCGTGATGATTATGTTGAATATTGGTTCAAAATTTATTTCCATTCAATTTAGCAAATCTGCTGAACAATATTTCAAATTGTCTGTTACTAAACAAATTTTAGTTTTTGCAATGGCCTGGATGGGTACTCGTGATATTTATACTGCCTTGGTTATTACCGCGGTATTTGTTGTATTATCCGACCATTTATTTAACGAAGAAAGCAAATTTTGCATAGTACCACACAAATATCGCATTTTAGACAAGGCGCTTGATACATCTGGAGATGGATTTGTCTCGGAAGAAGAAATCAAAAACGCTGAGCGAATATTAGAAAAGGCAAAACAGGACAAGAAAGTAAAGGCTCAAAGACAAGCCTTGTATGACTTTGAATTAGAAAAGGATGATATGAATAATATAGAGGGTAAATAATATGGTAAATAATATGTGTATTATAACGAAAAAACTTCTTCTTAAGGTATTATAAGTATGGCACTTAATATTAATAATACAACACCGGGTCCATCATTGGACCCATTAAAATTAGTAAAAATAACTCAGGATAATATTTCCGACTATCCGGGTATAGACGCAAAATTTATAGGATATAATCTTTTTGTCAATAAAACTCGTGATATAGCGACTGAGTATAAAGATTTATTAGGCAAAGACCTTATAGATGCTGATACAGGACTCCCAATTCCTGCAGAAATATATGAACAAGTACGAAAGGATTTTACACGTTCTAAAATGTCTATCAACGATGTGCAATTGCAAAATGCATTTGAATCAAATAAATCGCGGTTCGATGCGTTAAACACCCCGCAAACCATAGATGAATTTCGTGAAAACTTGGTAAATATATTTCCAGGAATAAGTGTTCTTGACAACCCATCACAATTGGATGCCATATATAAGGATGAAGCCTTCAAAAATCTTATACCTTTTATATACTCTATATACAATCGTTTTGGAATCACTGATAATATCAATATACTTGAATATATGACATTTTTGCAACAAGGGAGCGCTGCCAACATAACTAAGCTTATTTTCGAGTTGTATTTTATACAACCTAACGATTATGTTGGTCTCTTCAGTATGAGTAATACCCCCCCTGAACGTGAAAAAATCAATTCGGGTGATTTTTCAGGGGAATCCCTAGATGGCGCTATGAATGTCAGCGAAATTATAAAACAAAATACAATGAATGCAATACATATTAATGCACAACTATTTACGAGCTATGCAAACATTGACGGCAATGCATATATTTTTTCTGCGATTAATACTATAACATATATTACTTATACTGCAAATAAGGCGTATCTTTTGATGGGAGACCCAATATGGCGTAATGAATCTGTTCATAAAGCATACGACTTAATTAAACAGATAGATACCAATACTGAAATTAATCAACGCATTGTAGGATATATGTATGAAACCATATTTAAGGAATATTTGAATCCTCAAATACAGCCAATCTTATTTAATATATTTGATTTGTTATTAAAAATAACCGATCTTGCAAAACGCGCGGAAATATTTGGTAAATTAAAGCCTATTATGGATAAAATACTTGCATCAACCTCTATTTATCTCCCTGGCAAATTACAATATTTATATTCGGTATTATTCGATGCAGGGTCAATTGATACTATTCTCAATACAGAATCAATTGCGCAGATTGAAGCCAAATTAAAAGAATTTGACACGTGTGATGATGATATAGACAGCTCATGCAAGGCAAATGAACGGCTTTTACCAAATGAACCAACGTTTTTCAATAAGATTACACAAAGGGCTACTGACGTATATAATGGTAGAATCACGCCCATGAGCAAGGACCAAGCAATTGAAGCAGGAAATTCTGCAGTTATATGGGCAATAAAAGCATATGATTGGTCCAAAAAGGATTCAATCGCTGGAGCACAGGGCGCACGCGAACAGATTGAAACCATTATATCAAAACTGGACGCGTCTGCGAAACAATATAAAGAAGATATGGACCGCGATACTTCGTTATATAAAACATATAATCCGATATATGAACAAATTGTGGCCATTTCAAAAGAGGCGAATACCGCTTTAAATTTTGCCACCGCAGTAGTCATCATAGATACATTAAGACAGCAGCCGGAAGGAATTGGTGCGAATGTTAATGTGGTGAATTCTCTCGTAACCTCTACGTTAAAAAAAATGCAAGGGATGTCTGAAGACGATGACAATAATGAGGCAGGTGTAGAGGAGGAAAAGGTCTCTGAAAAGGCAAATGTACCTGATATAGATGACGAACCAGAGAAGGTCGCTGAAAATATTGAGGTTAATAATGGTGTTGGTGAGGAAAAGGCCGACGATGTACAACCAGTTGTTCCTCCCTTGGTGGACCCTATGTGCAACAATAAGCCACACTGGAAGGAATATTATGAGGCTGCGCGACCAGTCGTCGAACATTCGATAGAGCCAGCCAAGGATTGGCAACCCGAACAACAATCTGATGCAAAATGCGGTCATCATTCGCTTCATAACATGTTTCATAATGTCTGGACAAAAACAGAATGTCCGCCGAAAAATATACAAACTGATAATAGATACAAAGAAGACATTGAAGCTGACGCTGAAGAAATAGCACAAATTAAATCTCTCAAAGAATACAATGACAAGCTAATAGATGTTCTGAAAGAGTATAACGAGAACCAACCAATTGATTTATATAAATTGTGTCGAATTAATAGGCGTTTTCAATTATTAGATAGAGGTTCTAGATTGCAGATGGATGATTGTAGGGAGGAAGGCAACTATTCGCCAGTTATTATTAGAAATGCGCTGAATATAGCAGGATACCCCACATTTGAAATAAATAATGCTCCCGACACAAAATATACAACAGAGGAATATTGCAAATTTATTATTGATCAGTTTCAATCAGTCAACAACTTGATCGGTATGATTTTAATAACAGGCAAACTACCAAACCAAGTCGGCCATTTTATTGAGGTTCGTAAAAATAACGATCGCGAACTGGAAGTAATAGATACTCTTTACAAACAGCCGGCAGGATCTCAAGCCGAAAGGGAAACATTAACACTTGAGTTGAAGGGCGACAAGGATGCATTGGCATTGGCTACTCAATTAAATGGTTGGATTGGACAAGCATTATATAAAGAAATATATGGTGTTATTGGAGTGTTCCAATTCTCTGGAAAATACATACCTGCCAGAATTGACCAGTATTTTGACCTTACCCCATTCAATGAAGAATATGAAGCAAAGACTGGTCATAATGAGAGATATACCAACCAAGCTGGCGATATATTTCAAAAAAAGGATACTCGGCCATCTATCCAACCAATTCCAAAAACTGACTTAATAGATACGTGTAAAGACGAGGGTGCTGTAAATAGGGAATTCTCAGTAGAAACTACCGAAGTTGATTACGTGCCAATATATATCGAGGATGTCGGCGTGAAAGGTGGTAGAAAGAGGCGTTCCAAAAAACAGAGGGGCGGAGCAAACCCAGACAAAAACAAAGTAGAATCATCCGTCAAGGACTTGTATGACATTGCAATGATGTTGTTGAATCTGAATGGCGAACTAATTGAAAAGAGTCAAGGACAACCGAGCGAACAAAGCGACCAATCGAATCTAACGAATACATTAACTATATTGTTGAATACTCGAATACCTGGAAAGCGTAATTTGTTATATAAACCGCAAATGACAATACCGAATACTACTAGTTCGCAAGTGTGGTTTGACCCGAGAATTAAATTAAAACAATCGATAGTTGACAAACCGCAACCTTTACCACCGCCGGCTTTGCTACCACAATCACGACGCATTGCTCAAAATAGATACCAAATGCCGAATGGATATCAACAATACAACCAACCATACAACAATTCACAAGTTCAGTATGGAGGAGATGGTGGCGGAAAGACGCCAACCGAACGCAAAGAAATATACACCCAATTTTTTAACCGAAACGAATTCAATAACTTGTTGCTACGCACTATGAATGAATCTCCGCAACAAATACCAGATTTGACAACCGCAAAGGAGGACGGCATTACTGATAATAACATTCAAGTCACGTTGGATACTTTATTCAAACCAGACAATGTGATGTATATTGAAGGCGAACCTTATA